ATTGGATAATCGTCAATCGGTTGCAAACCTTTGTCGGTTGTCATTCGATAAATCGTTGGGACTGCTCGCAAGTTGTCTGCGTTGTCAAAGAATGCTGCGAAAACTAGCCCTGAAACAATCGGGCGGTCTTTGTCGTGAGCTGCGTCAACCAATTTGAAGAAAGTTTCGATTGGAAGGCGCTCATCTGAGTCAATCATCAAGAGCCAAGGCGTTGTCACTTCGTCAAGGAAGTTCTTCACCACCACATTTCGTGATCGAGTTGTCAGTCCGACATTCGCAACCTGCACCATTTGGTCAAGTTTTTGTGTCTTATGACGAGCAATATGAATCAAATCAATAGCAAGTTGTCCATTGATTTTGCCATCTGTGACCATTCCAATGCAGATTTTGTCCGACGATTTCATCGAGTCTCTGCCTGTGGTCGAAGTGCTGCGGTCTCAATTTCGCCGTTTTCGTGCTCTGCAATCAAAGCATCAAGTTTGGATGTATCACCTGTGACGAGTCCCTTTGCTGCTTTCAAGCCTTCAAGAAAATATGAACTTCCCATATCAATCCCCCGATTGTGTTGTGATAGTGCTGACGCACCCTCCCTGACCTAAGCCAAGGAAGATGCGTCAGCGTCAATCTAATTAGTAGCCTGAAGGAGCTACTGTGCCAGTTCCTGAAATTGTAGAAACTGCCTTGTTGAAACGGTGTGCAAGTGCTGCGTATCCATAAACCTGGAAACGAACTGTGAGGTTCGCTGAAAGGACATCAGGAAGAACGCGTGTCTTAACACCTGACTCAAAGAGGTAAGAATCTGAGAACTTACCGACGAGAACTGGTGTCTGATTTGTTGCAGCGCCGTATGTCTTTGGCATTGTTGCATCGATGAATACAGGAACGCCCTGGATTGTGCCAACAAGACCTGCTGGTGCTCCTGGATTTGTGACTGTACCTGCTGCGTTGAATGCCTGTGATGCGCCTGTGACTGGTACAACGAGTGGACGAGTTGATCCGTCAACCTGTGATGCGAACCAGTACCAAAGTGATGGGTGCATGACAATTGCTTCTGCTGCCTTGTAGCGGTTTGTTGTCACCTTTGAAATCGCCTTAGCGATTGAGATGAGACCGTTTGCTGCTGAAGGTGTTGTTTCTGTCCATGTTGTTGGGATGCCGTTTGTTGTATCAGCACCAAGAGTGATGAGACCCTTGAGTGTTCCTGATGTTCCGTCACCTGTTCCAACAACTGCTGTGTTGAGCTGTAATGCGTAGTCAGCCATGAGGTCGCCGAATACTAGGCGGTCAAGACCACCAGCAAGAGGAGATTGCTCGACGAGCTGAATACTTACATTTTCGTATCCACTTATGGTGCGAACTGGTGCTGTCACTGTACTTGAGACCATGTCGCGAGTTGTTGTCGCTGCATTGTCTGCTGACTGGAATGCTGACAAAGTACCTGTTGTTACCTGTGGGATATTTATTGAGTCGGTTCCTGCGGGCAAGGACATATTCGTCACTAAATCTGCGGTCACTCTGGCCGCGCGTGCGAATTCAGCATATTCGTTGATGAGGTAGATAGGAGGAACAAAATCTCCACCAGCACCATCTGTGCGTGAAATATCGCGTGATTCAACTGCGACTTCATTCTGATGGCGGTGCAAACGCTCCCATGACTTTGAGTCATTGCGAAGTGTTGCGGCAATCATGTCGCGAACGAATGAATTACGACCATCGCGGTCATAGGTCATTGCTTCGCGTGTTACTACAGCTCCACCGAAAGTCTTCACTCCGGCTTCCTTGCGTGATTCTGCAATTGCTGCTGTGCGTGTTTCAAGTGCTTCTGCTGTTGCAATGCGCTCATCAAGTGCTGCAACTTCTTCCTGCTTTGCTGAAACTGCGTCTAATGCTTCTGTTGTTACATCGTCAGCGACAAGAATTGCCTCTGCTTCTGTTGCTACTGCATCGCGCTGTTCCTTGAGTTTTGAAACGAGAGACATGATGTCCCTTTCTCTTGGATTGGATAGTTTGATCCGTCGGGGCAGTAGCGCCGAGGGAAGGCGTTTGCTATTTACGCAAACGAAGTTGATTGAACTTCAGTTGAAGTTGACGCTTGCGAAGTGCAAGGTCTTCTTCTCCAGCTTTGCGCATTCCCACTGAAGTTGAGGAATACGCTGGCATTGTGACGACGCTGATTTCATAGAGGTCAAGGTCTGTAAGTGTGCGAAGTCCACCCTCACGAGTATCTCCACCATCTGCGACTGTGAATGCGAATGACATTTTGTCCACATCGCCACGAGTCAGAGCCGATGCCAACTCTTGAGCGCGAGGATTAGCGGGATCGAGTGTTGCCTCCATGCGCAATCCGACTTTGTCTTCAGCCAAAACAAGTGTTCCTGACTTTGTCGCTGCTGATGGCAAGGATTCAAAGTCAAGATTGACTAGCAAAAACATTGGTTGATCCGATGCCAAGGTGCGAGTGAACGCTCCTGGTGCGATTACTTCACGAAAGTTGAGGCCGTCTGCTTCTTGATTGAAGGTTGCTGCGTATCCACCAATCTTGAGCGAGCCATCTTCTGTAGCAACTGAACGAATATCAGCAACCATTGTGATGCGCTCTGCCTTCTCCATGACACTCTTGCGAGCCTCAGCGAGTTCAAAATCCTTTGAGCGAAGAGCATCAATTGGAGTCAAGGTGTCACCAAGATGGAGAACAGTGGTGTCAGTTGCTGCCCAACCATCTGCTCCTTCTTTGTAAAGAGTAATTTTGAAAACAGGCTTGTCTGCGCTGGCTTCCATCTCATAGCCGTCAGAAGAGACAGCAGTTCCTGAAGTGACGATGCTTGCAACTTTGCCCTTGGCTGTACCACCTGATGAGTCCCAAGATACGAATGAGCCAGTCGCAATTCTCACTTCAGTTAAATCAATTTTTGATGCGGAATACATCCCCATCATTCCCATCGCTGGCATTGGAGCATCTTCTGCGCTCACATCATCGTCTTCATCTGCGCCACCGAGGGCTTCAATGACTTCGCTGAGAGCTGCATCTGCTGCACAGATGAGGTAATAAGCCTGAGAGACAATAGGATCAAGGTTATTTGCGAGCAAGTTTTGAGCTGCATCCATCGCAGCATCTGCTGCCATGACTGAATGAAGAACTTCATCAGTTCCCATCGGCTCTTCTTGCATAGGATTTTCTGTCATCAAATCTGAATTGGTTGGATCAACCATGAGTGCACCCTCCTCGGATGTCATTTGTTGCAAAGCTCGAACATTGTTATCAATTTGATTTTTAATCTTGGTTGACCATGAGAATCCAGCGTCCCCGCCCCATGCATCCCATGAAACTCTCCCTGGTGATGGATAGCCGTCTTCACCTGAATTGAAGCCAACCGCTTTTTTGTCCACTTCATGACGAGCAAAGAATGAATACATTCGCATGACAATTTCTTGAGACATTGAACGACCTGCTGCAATGTCAGAAGCGCGCTTGCGTCCGACATCGGTGAATCCTTGACCTGCTTGCCCATCTTTAATCCACGCAAGAGCGCGAGTTGCTGCCTCTTGCATTCCCTTTGTTGGACGATATGTCTCGGCCATTACTCAAGAACTCCCATCACAGGTACGGATAGGTCGGCATCTGTGCCAAGAGCAGGTGTATCTCCACCGGCTGTGACGCTGCCTGTCAGTGCCTGATGGAAAGTATCGCCACCATCGAAAGGTTCAAGACCTTCAATTTGACGAACTTCATTCGGTGTACGCGCACCCATCTGAACATTTATCATGTTCACGCGTGAGCGAGTGAGTGCATCTGTGCGCAAGATTGATGAAGTATCAAATGCCACATCTGTTCCTGGCACAAGAATCTTTGACATTCCGATTTCAATCCGACGAATCCAAGGAGCAATCGTATGAGTCAAGAAGTTGATGGATGCTTGTTCAACATTCTGATATGTCTGACTTCCACCCATCGCACCAATGAGGTGGTCAGGGATACGGAATATGCGAGCAATGTCGCGAATCAATTGTTCGCGAGTTGCAATCATGTCATTGTCGGCTGCTGAGGTAGTAATAGGACGCCACTTGAGGCCATCTGAGAGCACAGCAGGGCGACGGTGACGACGATGTGTCGCCTCCCATGTTCCTTGAATGATGCGAGCCTGATCAAGAGTGAGCTTTTGGTCTGTCTCAAGAACTGAAGATGGAGTGCCACCCTCACCATAAAATTGCGCAAGGTGTCGATCCATAGCAATGGAAAGTCCAACAAGGTTACGCGCTTGGTTAAGTGGGGAAATCCCAACCAAAGATTGTGGTGGTGTGAACCAACGAAGGTGAATTATGTCTTCGCGTGAAATCTCATTACCGAGGTGAAGGTAAAGGCGACCTGTTTGGTCTCCGCTTGGCATGACCTGCATCTGATAGGGATGCAAAGGAACAAGACCAATCATTTCGCCGCGACGGTCTCGGTCAATCTTCACATACGCATTTCCATGCAATGCCATTGACGCAACAATTTGATGGAGCAATTCATAAGTGTTGGATTCAGGATCAGGGTCTGCAAGAACTGTTGGCAAAGGCTTCATTATGCGCTTGCCAGCCTTGTCAATCACAAAACAACGAAGTGACATCGATGCAACAGAGTCTGCCAGCAATGAAACTGCGCCTAATACTGAGGAAACGCCAAGCGCCGTCCATTCATCAATGCGCTCTCCGGCTGCGGAGGTCATTGATGTCTGTCCGTAGAGCTGGCTTAAAGGTGAAACATAGTTATTAAATTGCGGGTATCGGCCATTTGAGGCAGCTCTGCGCAGGAGACTCATTCACTTGCTCCTTCTGATGTAACCAAATAACTTCCAGCCAAGAGCAAGACTCCTGCCGCGATGCAAGCTGCACCGATTCCGAGAATGATTCCAACACCAACAGCGATGAGGATTGCGCCAAGGATTTCAACTATTGTCGTGATTAGACCAAACACTTGGTATCTCCTCTTCTTGAAGTGACCAGGGATCGAATACTTGTGGCAAGTTGCCACTTTGCGTCTGCCACCAGGCGGCTCGTTCAAGCGCCATGACAGATGCCACTGCTAAGTCAATGCGTCGGGCAGAGCCGCGCTTTTCTTTTGCAAGGCGTGTGCCACGCGCATCGACGCGCAAGGTGGCGTTGGAAATATGTCGAGCAAGTTGCGGGTCGCCGTTGTGACTGATGTTCTTGTTGACTACTGCCTCGAAGAAGCGGGTGGTGGCAGGAGTCATGCGACTTGCATTCTGTGGAAAGGTAACGACAGGAAGATTCTCATCTTCCAAAACTTGAAATGTTCGCGCCCATCGGTATGGGTCACATGAGATTTCTAAAACTTGCCACTTCTTTGCAGCTTCTCGAATGGCATCTTCAACTTCTAAGACAGGCACTTGCCAATTGGCGTCGGCCTCGTCGGGCTTCTCCCACACTTTCACAGGGATGATGTGGTGAACATCTTCGACAGAGACAGCAACGATTGCTGTGCAGTCGCCGTTGAATGAACCGTCAAAGCCGAGGACAACATTTGAGCCGTCAGGAATCTCGCGAGGATTACTGATTGCTTCCCATGAGCCATGAGGCAGCCAGGTTTCAGATACTGAAGTCCAAATGTTCAAACGCTTTGTCTTGAACTCGGCTTCGGGTGTTCGAAGGATTGCAGATGCAAAGTCACCGGCAGCAACGATGTCATCAAATCCTGGATTGGAAGATTTCCAAATATCAGGCGAGCGATAGTCGCTGTCTTCTCCGTTGGTAGCTTCCCACCAAGAAAAGAAAAATGTTGGATCATCAACTTCGCCACTTGCCACGCGCTTGCCGTACTCATAGAGCGAATAGCAGATTGAATCCTTGCCTGAGTTATCAGTCTTGACTCCTGCTGTCGTGATAGCGACCATCAAAGGCTCGACACGAGCACCCATCGCCAACGACATAACATCGAAAAGTTCTCGATTGGGCTGTGCATGGAGTTCATCGAACGCAACAAAAGTTGGATTCAAACCTTCTTTGGAGAATGCCTCGGCAGATAAAGCGCGATAGACAGAGCCAGTTTTGGGATTGTAAATTGCATCCTTGAAGACATCAAGAACTTCTGACAGTTCAGGCTGCATTTCAACCATGCGTTTGGCAGTACCAAAAACAATCTTTGCTTGTTCTTTCTCAGCAGCGCAAGAGTAGATTTCCCCACCGACTGAACCAAAGACCAAAGACTCAAGTGCCACTGCTGACAACCACGCAGACTTTCCATTCTTGCGAGGAAGCCCAATGAGTGCAACCTTGTGACGAAGAGTGCCATCGGCTTTTTCGGCAAAGAGTTGACGAGTCAACTCACGCTGCCATCCACGAAACTTCAAAGGTTCACCGGCATGGCCAGCAACTGAGTCTTTCGTAATCTTGCAAAGAGCTTCAGCGAAATCAGAGATGTGTTCGCCACGAGAGCGTTTCAAATCGACTTCAGGAACTGTGGTCAACCAACGCGGTGGCCAACCTTCAATTTTCTTTGCCACCCCTGGCACTCCTTGCTGTTACTTGCTCTGTCTCTTGGCAATCAATTGGTCAAGAGCTGAAACTCGTTTGACCTCGGCGACGCCTAAGCGTGTGCGAGATACAGGATCGAAGCCAAGTGCGGAAAGGGAATCGACGAATGCCTTGTTGACATGAACCAACAATCTGCCATCTTGTGCTTCCAAAGTTGCGTGATACTTATTTCGAGCAGCTCTCAAATCATCTGCAAGTCGAGCAGCGTTTTCAATTGCTTGTCGATCCGATGCCGGGGACAACCAAGTGATTGCGTGTTCCCATGCGTTATTCCAAAGGTCAAGGCCATCTTTTCCCAAGCCTTCAGGAGCAACTGGTGTGCGGTCTGCCATCGGCAAAGCTGTAACAATTGCAAGTTCAGTCAAAGGACGCTTGCCAGGATTTCCTGTTGCACGCTTTATTTCGTTTGGTTTTGGTGGTCTGCCAGCAACCATGTGCAAAACCTCCAAATGTCAAGCCCGAACCTAGAATTTCGCGCATAAATCGCTCCC